TAAAGGTCATTCCAACTAACGACCCAACACGCCCGGACGGTAAAAAACCGCTTGTAAGTTGGAAACAATACCAAGCCGGACAAACTAACAAACAAGTTAAAAGTATATTTAATTCGCAAAATTTAGGCGGTTTGGCGGTATTAACCGGCGCCGGAATGGAAACTATCGACATAGACTTAAAGTACGCTAAAAACGGCGAATTTTTAAGCCGCCTTTTAGATGCCATTATTTTGGGCGTTGGCGCCGAATGTTACGAAAGTTTAATATTAACCAAAACAATAAGCGGCGGCTATCATTTAAGCTATTTAACAGACGTTAACGAAGGAAATAAAAAATTGGCCTCGAGGTACACCACAAAAGACGAACAAAAAAACGAACACGACAAAACGCGCGTATTAATCGAAACACGCGGCGACGGGGGTTATATTTTAGCGCCTCCTTCTATTGGTTATACATACGATAACCCGGCTAAAAATTACACCCAATTACAAAAAATTACTAACAACCAACGAAATACAATTATAAATATTTGTAAAAGTTTCGACGAAACAAACGAATATTTTAAACACAAAGCGCCAACGCCGCCACAAATTACCGGCGGCCACAAAACAACAATAGAAGCCTTTAACGAAGCCCACGAACCGCCCGAATTTTTAGAGTCGGCCGGTTGGATCCTAAAATATAGCCGGGGCAAAAATGATTATTACATAAGGCCCGGTAAAACTTTAGCCGAAGGCATAGGCGCCGGCTATAATTCAGAATTAAAATTATTATACGTTTTTACAAGTTCAACGGGATTTGACCCGGGCCGCGCGTATAATTCGTTTCAAGTTTACGCCCAATTGAACCACGCCGGCGATTATTCATCAGCCGCAAAAGACCTATATAATTTAGGATTTGGCGACCGTTTAAGCCGGAACCGCGACACGTTCAACGATAAATTATCGGCTATTGTAAGCGGCGACAAAACCGCAAAAGATAAGGCAATAAACGCGCCTTTAATGGATAAAATTTATAATACCCGGTTTAGTATTAAAAACGTGCCGCCAAAAATAGAATATAACCTATTTTGTACGGATATATTAAGCGGCGATTTAATACCGTTTGCAAGTTTCGGCGATATTGTAACGATCGTGGGCGCCGCTAAAAGCCGAAAAAGTGCAATAGCCAACACAATAGCCGCCGCGCTGCTACAAAACGACGAAAATAACCCAATTTTAAATTTTAGCGGTACAAGCGGCGGCCGTAATATTATAATATTAGACACCGAACAAAACGCCCCCGACTTTTACAAAAGCCAAAAACAAATATTAAAACAAGCCGGCTATAAAAAGGACCCTAAAAATTTATTTTCTTTTTGCTTAACGGATATAAATTTAACCGACCGTTTAGCATTCGTCGAATATGTAGTAAATAAAGTCGGGAACGTTGGCGCTTTAATAATTGACGGCGTCGTGGATATTTGCGAAGATTACAACGATCAAAAAGGTAGCCGCCAACTAATAGACCATTTAAAGGTAATTATAAGTAAAAATAATACTTTACTCATTCCGGTATTACACAACGCGCGAAGTACCGGCAGCGCGCGCGGCCATTTAGGAACTGAACTAATAAACAAAAGTAAGGCGGTTATTAAAGTTAAAAAAGATGAGGACACCGGCAGTAGTACGGTAAATTTTGAATACATAAGAGGCGCCCGGGAGCCCAAAAATTTTGATTTTACGCACGACGCAAACGGCAATTTAATTTTAGATTATTAAAAACAAAAAAATGATTTTACGACGTTTAGGCAATAAAAAAAAGATAGCTAAGGAAATACAAAAATATTTTCCACCGCACAAAATTTATATAGAACCGTTTTTTGGGGCCGGCGGTATGTTTTTTAATAAACCAAAAGCAAAATATAATATTGTTAATGATTTAGATTCAGACGTTTTTAACCTTTTTCAATGCGTAATGAATAGACGCGAAGAACTTGAAAAAGCGTTTTATTTAATGCCTATACATAGCGATTTATTAAAGTATTGGAAACATAACAAAGAAACCGAACCAATAAAAAAGGCGCTTAGGTTTTTGTTAATGTCTAATTTTACATATTTAGGCAAAATGGATTGTTTAAGTATTAAGGGGTATAATAATGCTAAAGAAATACTTTATAAAAATTTTGAAAATACAAATAAACTTTTATTTGATGTTCAATTTATAAATTATAATTTTAAAGATTTTTTTAAAAAATATTCATTAGATAACAGAGGCGAAGGCGGAATAAAACAAACTTTTATATATGCCGACCCGCCCTACCTTCAAACCGTCGACACATATTCAAATTCCAACACTTGGCAAGAATTAGACAGTATTGACCTATTCGACGCCCTGCAAAATACCGGTTGTAAATTTGCCTATTCAGAATTTAACAACCCGTTTATTTTAGATCAAGCAAAAACGCGCGGTTTAAATATTCATATAATAGGCGAACGGCAAAACCTAAAAAACCGCCGTGCCGAAATACTAATAACTAACTACGAAAACAACCAACTAAAATTATTTTAAAAACAACTAACAACTAAATTAAAAATTATGAAAAATCTAATTATTTTTTGTGCCATTACAAACCTAACTTTTTACCTATTTAGCTTTAAAACAACACAACCGGACCCAATACAAGCCCCAACAATAAGCGCCCCAATAAAGACCCAAACACCGGACACGGGCGCCGAAGTTTACGCCGGACGAAACGACAAAGAACCGGAAAAAACAAAATATAATAATTACGGTTTACCAATTGGCCGAAGTTGGTTGACCCGGGCCGAAAGCAAAGGCCAACACATAAAAAGCCCTGAAGTAAAAGCCCGGTTTAAAAAGTGGAAAAAAAACTATCAAAACCAATTTATTAAATTTTTCGGGGCCGAATGTCAAAAAGAATACAAAAACCCAAAATTTAAAAGCATTCCGGCCGCGTTGGTTATTGCAATGGCAATAATAGAAAGTAATTACGGTTTAAGTAGATTAGCCGCCGAAGGTAATAATTTATTCGGTGTAAAATTCCGGGGTAAAAAAAGCGATCTACAAAAAGGCGGTTACCTTCTAGCATTCGACGACGGACCAAATAACAAATTTACGCGCTTTGTGTCACAATGGGGGGCACTTAGAAACCAAAGCTATTTATTACTAAAATACGGCAAAAGAATAAAAGCCCAAAACCCAACTTTAAACGATTGGTTAACGGCGCTTTGTGGGGGCCTTACAATAGAACAAAGCAAAAGACACGTAAAAAAAGGCGGTACGGTTTACGCAACTAGCTGCTACAAAGGCGCTAAATGTTACGGCGAAAAATTAAGAGATATAATAAAATTTTATAACTTAGAAAAATACAATAATTGAACACAATATTAATTTTTATTTTAATGATGATAACGCCTATATTTACAATATATTTTATTATCTTTTTAGGCGCGTTAATACACGCAATAAGACAAAATTTTAAAAAATGAAAACTGTAATTTTAGACGCCGGCCACGGGGGAATAATAGCCGGCCAATACCAAACCGCCGGCAAACGTTCCCCGGTTTGGTCCGACGGCACAATACTCTACGAAGGCGAATTTAACCGGGCAATTAAAGCCCGGGTAATTGAACGACTAAGCGCCGTTTATATTCCCTACATAGACATAAACCCCGAATATATCGATATATCTTTAAATTCGCGCGTAGAACGGGCCAATAAATACGCTAATAATTCCTTTTTAATATCAATACACGCCAACGCCGGCGGCGGCCACGGTTGCGAAGTATTTATAAGCCCAAACGCAAGCGAAAAAAGCCACCAAATAGCAGCCGAAGCACAAAAACAATATAAAAAAAGTTTTCCTTCATATCGTTGGCGCGGCATTAAAGAGGAAAAATTTACAATTATTCATAAAACACGAATGCCGGCCGTATTATTTGAATGCTTTTTTATGGATAATAAAAAAGAATGTAACCAAATATTACAAACTAGAAGCGGCCGCGATCTTTGCGCGGATTGGATTTATAACACAATAATAGAAAGCGTTTTTTAAATGCTTAGATTAAAATTATCAAAAATAGAAACCTATTTAATGCGAACTGAACCGGACAACCCGGCCGCGGCAGAAATTTGGGGCGTTATAAAACATAATTGCCACCCAAGAAGCGAAATAACCGCCAAATTTAGCCCGGAAACAACCGAAGCAATAAAACGTATTGATAAACTACTAGACACCCAAGAAAGGCAATATTTAAAAGAATTAGAACAAATTAAAAAAAGAAAGCGCCGCAAAAGATAGGCGCCAATTATTAACAACTAAATAATATTTTAAAAATGGAAAATTTAGCAATTACCGGAACTATTAAAAAGGTTTTACCAATACAACAGATAACGGATAGTTTTAGCAAACAAGAATTTATATTAGAAACCGGCGACACGTACCCACAAAAAATAAAATTTGAAACCGTAAACGATAAAACCGAACTTTTAAAAGGTATATCTAAACAAATTGAGGCAAAAGTTTATTTTAATGTACGCGGCCGCGAATGGATCAACAAAGAAAATAAAACGGTTTATTTTGTTACCTTGCAAGCGTGGAAAATCGAAACGGTTAACGCCGAAGAAATAGCGCCAATAAAAGAACCGGTAAAAGTAGCAGCGCAAACAAATATTTATAACGACGATTTACCTTTTTAAAATGGACGAACTAAAAAAGCAATTAACCCGGCTACAAAGTGAAAATCTATTTTTAAAAGAAGTAATACGGAACCAATACAAAAAAGCAAAAAAGGCCGTTTCTTTAATAGATACATTTAACACAATAGAAGCCGAAGAAAACCAAACAAATAAACCGTATAAACCGGAATTTTAAAATATAACGTTTAACGGGGGTTAACGTTATAGGTCCGGCTATTGGCATAGGTCCGGGCCTTTGGTTAAATTAAGCCTATTAAGCCGCTGCGATTCGTGGCGGCTTTTTTTGTTTGTTTTGTAAAAAATTATATATTTGTAAATGCTCTCTTCTTTTTTAGGCCGCCTTTTATTTTATCCGGAATATTGGCGGCCTTTTTTGTTCTTTTATAGTATAATTTTTGTATCTTTATAGTACAAAATATTAAAATATGCAAAAGGAAAAATTAAAAAACTCATTAACTTTTAGAGAAAACAAACAAAACGCCGGATTAGTAAACAACTTAAAAAAGTTATCCGAAGCGAATAACCGCCGTTTAAATGATTATCTAAATATTATTCTAAGTAACCACATAAAAGAACAAAACAAAACCGCTAAAAATGGAAATTAATAAGGCACTAGAAAAAATACAAGAACAAAAAATAAAAATCGACGTATTAACAAACGAAAACGAAAAACTTTTAAAAGAACAAGAAGAATTCCAAAGCGCCTTAATAGAAAAAATTAAGGATATTAAAAAGCTAGGACCTTTTAAACGCTTTTTTGCTTACGGGCGTCTGTTAATGGATTTAATCCAAACGATAGAAAAGGCAATAAGCAGCCAACAAACGAAATAAAAAAGGATTTTTTTTAGTTGTTTATGTTACGGCGGTTTTTAATTGAACCGCCGTTTTTAAAATATTGTAACAATGAACGATATAAGTATAAATTTACCGGTATTAAACGCCTTGAAATTGTCGGAATTTTTAAAAGATGTGGCCGAACAATTAGAATACAAAGTACAACAAAACGGCGCTATTAATTACGATCAACAATTATTTTTAAGTAGTGTTAAAACTTTTAATTTAGAAGTTAGCCGGAATATAAAAGAACACCAATACGCCGAAATATTAGAACTTTACGAAAACGGCGAAAATTTACACGAATTAATAAACGGCTAATTTTAAATATGAAAGGAAAAAAGAAAAGTAACGCCGGACGCAAAAAGATCATTATAAATTGGGCGCGCGTAGATGCAGCACTTAAAGCCGGGGCAAACGGCGTACAATGCGCGGCAATGTTAGGCATACACCCGGAAACATTATACGACCATTGCAAACAGGATAAAAAAGTCGATTTTTCCGCCTATTTAAGAGAAAAGCGCGAAGCCGGAAACGAAGCCCTATTAAAAGCCCAATACGACGGCGCAATAAGTGGGGACCGGGGCTTATTGATTTGGCTAGGTAAACAACGATTAAACCAAAGCGATAAAAAAGAAATAAAACAACAATTTGACGGTTTAAATTTTAAAATTGTTGAAGATGAAAACGGCAATTAGTACAATAAAAACAAATAAAATATACTCTAAATATTGCCCTAATTACAAAGGGCGCTATTTAGCTTTATTCGGTGGCGCCGGTTCCGGTAAAAGTGTTTATGCCGTGCAAATGTTTATTAAGCGATTAGTTAACGAAAAAGACGCAAATCACAAATTTTTATTTATTCGTAAGGTAGCCCGGACTATAAAAGATTCTATTTTTGAACAAACAAAACTAATTATAAAAGAACAAGGCTTTTATAGTTTTTGTACATTCAACAAAGTAGACAAAGAAATAATATTTTTACCCAACGGTAATAAAATTATAATGCTAGGTTTAGATGATCCCGAAAAAATAAAAAGCATTAGCGGAATAACCGGTATTTTTTGCGAAGAAATAACCGAACTAACGGAAAACGATTTTTTACAATTGGATTTAAGGCTACGCGGCAATTTTAAACACCCGTTACAATTCGTTTACTCTTTTAACCCGGTAGACCGTAACCATTGGTTGCAAAAATACGTAGAACCGCAATTAAGCCCAAAAATGCCGGACTATATAAAAAACCTTGAATACTTGGAACCGGGCAAAGTTTGGCAGTTTACCCGACAAACCGAAGGCGGCGCCCAACTACAAACCCGGGTAATAAATACAACGTACAAAGATAATAGGTTTATAGATAACGACTATAAAAGCCAATTAAAGCTATTATCTAGCGTATCAGAAACATATTACGAAGTCTACGAGCGCGGCCGTTGGGGGCGCGTTAAAACGGGCGATTTATTCGCGCACGCATTTAACCCGGCTAAACACGTAAAAGACGATGTTTTAAGGGACGGAAAAAATACGCTGCATTATACCGTAGATTTTAACGTACGGCCGTATATGAGCGGTTTAATAATCGAATTAGAATATATAAAAGGCGGCTTTTGGGCCGGTTATACTGATTATTGGATTCTAAAAGTAATAGACGAAGTAAGCAACGAACACCCACGAAACGACGCTTTTAATTTGGGCGCCGAAATTGCGGCACGTTACGACCTACAAAGCGGTTTTTTTTTATACGGCGATGCAAGCGGAAACAAGCGTTTGGGGGTAAAAGACACAAAAACGCATTTTTATGATCTTAAAAAAGGCTTAGAACAAAGCGCTATTAATTGCGTGGAACGAATACCAAAACAAAACCCACGGTTTAAAAATATAGCGCCCGGGAGTTTAGGCCGTAAGGCGTTTTTAAATCTATTGTTTAGCGGCGGCCTACCGGTACGCGTTTTAATAAATTCAAAAAAATGTATTAACTTTATAAAAGATTTAAAGTTTTGTTTACAAGACGGAACCGGCCGGCTACTAAAAAAGAAAAATAAAGAAGGCTACGAAGAACGCGGCCACCATTTAGACGCGTTTCAATATTTTATTTGTTACCCGGAAACATTAGGCTATTTAGCAAAGATTAAAAAATAAAAGTAATGGCAAAAAGTAGGATACAGATAGGCAAAACAATAACCGTAAAAGGTCGCAAATATAAAATAAGCGCCGGAACCGCCAAAGGCAAAAAATACAAAGCCACACCAACGGACGGCGGCCCGGGCGTTTTACAATTTGGCGCCAAAGGCTACAAGGTAGGACCCGGCACGCCGCGCGGCAATAATTATTGTACAAGGTCCGCCGGAATTAAAAGCAGTAAAAAGGGCGCAACGCCTAACGATTTCGCGCGTATGCTTTGGAATTGTGACGGTAAAAAAAGTAAAAAGTTTTAAAAATGAAACACAAAAAAACAAAATACCCTAAACGCGGACAACGCGCGGCAACAAACAAAAAGACACGTACCAAAAAGGCTAAAAAATGAACAATAAAACAAAGGCGGTTATAAACGGTTACACTCATAAAAACTATTATTATACTTGTGAATTAGCCCACTTTTATAACCAAATTGTAACGGGCGACGGTTACGGCGAGTTGATCGTAAATTATAAACCTCGAGAAACGGACGCCCAAAAGGCGCAACGCGTACAAATTACCCAAAACAGAACTAAAAGCGTAGCCGGTAAAGTAGAGGGCTTTTTTAAGCGCGTATTTAGGGCCGATAAATTAAAATTAGATGTAAGGCACGACGACGAACAAAAAAGCGCCGAAATAGGCCAATATTTAAACAATTACGGCCACGACGGACAAAGCTTATTAACTTGGTCCGAAGAAACGGCGTTATTTTATAATAATATAGACCCAAACGCCTTTTATTGGGTGCGGCACTCTATTTTAAACGGCGTTGATAATTTCAGCCCGTTTGTATTTAATTCGCACGAAGTAAAAGATTTTAAACAAAGTAAAGGCGTTTTAAATTATTGCGTTTGTGAACTTTGCGAAACGGTTCAATATATGGACGGCCAAAGTAGCAGCGAAAAACAAATAAAAATTTATTATACTTTTACGCCCGAAGGTTTAGATTTAGCCGTAGAATTAGACGAACAAATTTTAGTAAATTCTAACTTTTACGACCAATTTACAAACGAAGCCGGGACCTTTGAAACAATAGAAACGGTAAACGATAAAAGCTATATTTTATTATTTCAGCCGTCCGAAACCGGGGCC